CAACTAAATGCAAATGAATACGCAGAATTGATGATGTGGCAAAATGATGCAATTGAATTGATTTATGAGGTTGCAAATACTGCGGTGCCTTACCCAATTGTACCATCTGTAATATTAACAATACAAAAGATAAGTTAAATAAAATCAAATAGTTAAGTAAATAAATAGAAACAAATATAAATTTAATCGTTAAAATGGTATGAACAAAGAAATTAAAAAAGCAATTAAAACACTTAAAACCTTTTTAGGAATGGAGACAAAATTAGAGGATATGCCTTTAGCGGATGGAATGACAACTATACAAGCGGATATGTTTGAAGTTGGTGAGTCAGTATTTATAATTGTTGAAGATGCTGAACCAGTACCTTTGCCAGTTGGTGAATATGAACTATCAGACGGTCGTATTTTAGAGGTAGAAGTAGAAGGGATTATTGCATCTATTGAATTGCCAACAGAAGAGGAAGTAGAAGTAGAACCTACTGAAGTTCCTGTTGAAGCTGAGAAAGTAGCGCCACAAACAACAACTGCAAAAAAGATTGTTAAAACAACAACTGAAGAACAACATTTTTCAAGATTAGAACTTAAAATTGAAGAGTTAAAAGCTGAAATTTTAGCACTTTCAAAAGTTGACGAAATTATTGAGGTAGTTAAAGAGGTTGTAGAATTGGAAGAAATTAAACCAATTAAACACAATCCAGAAAATAAGTCAGTAAACAATAAACCTTTAACTCCATTAGAAAGATTTAGAGATATTAAAAGTAGAATGAATGGATAAGTTTGTAAATCCATTTGAGGTGGGTGTAAATTACGAACACTTTTTAACAGCAATTGGAAGCAAAACAATTAAAACATATTGCAAAGGAAAATTAACCAACGAACAAATAGAGTGGTTAATAAATGATTTGAAACATTATAAATTAAATCAAAACAAATAAACACTGGCAATTAGTTACACAAGTGTAGACATCAGAGGAAAAGCTACAGAACCAATTTTAGAAGAAGTATTATTCGCAAACAAAACAGTATCGGAAGGATATGTTACTTTTGCAACGGATATTAAAGCAGGTACAATTATCACTGAAGCAGGTGTTGACGTTACAGCTCAATTGTATACAGGTTCGGCTTTATCTAGTTCAGGTTCTATGAACGTTACAGATAGAATTGTAACTCCTACAAAATTAGAGTACAAACAAACATTCTTACAAGAAGCATTAAGAGCGGGTAGATTTGGACGTTCAATGAATCCTGGAGCATTCAACATTGAAAGTTCTGAATTCGCTTCTACAGTTTTAGCACAATATGCTCCTAACGTTTCTCAGGATGCTGAAAATATCTTTTGGGGTGGTATTACTGCAGCTCAACAAGTATCAATTGCAGCATGAACTCCAGGTGCAAGTCAAGGTTCTATGACTGCAGCAACACAAACAGCAGTTGCAGCTTTAACTCCAGGTTTGGTTAATGGTGTATTCTCGAAGGTGTTATTTGATAACTCTGCATTAGGTGGATATATTAAGGTAACAGGAACAACAGTAACAGCTGCTAATATCGCTGCACAAGTTGGACTTATTTATGCTGCAATTCCTGCAGAAAATTTAGCGGATACAGTTTCACCAACTGCAATATATTGTCCAAGAGCTTGGAGACAATTAGCACGTATCGCTAACAATTCAGTTGGAGCTGCACAACAAATTAACTTTGAGTTTGATTCAATGGCTGCAGACGCTAAATGTTTCTACAATGGTGTTGAGTTAATATTCGTACCTACTCCAAACAATTTAATGGCATACGCTCAAAGAAAAGCAGCTATTTATTGGTGTACAGATTTAACTGACGATATTAACCGTTTTGTTGTAGACAAATTGACTGCAGATTCAGACGTTCAATTCGTTAGAACTATTTATACTTTAGCAGCACACGTTGGTCAAGCATCTAAAGGTGTACTTTACGGAGGATAGAATTAAATTAAATTAATAATCTAAGGGGGTGGTGAGAAATACGCTACCCCTTTTTTAATACAAAAAAATTATGGCTTGTAGTATAGCAGCAGGAAGGATTGAACAATGTAAAGATAGTATTTCTGGTTTAAAAAATATTTATTTCATTAACTATCAAATTGAAAAATCAGATGTAACTTATGATGTTACAAATACCGACTTAATAACAGCGGTTACAAATGTAGATACACTTTATAAATATGAATTAAAAAGTACGGAAAATACTTTTGAACAAACTATTAATTCAGACAGAAATACAGGTACTACATTTTTCACACAAACTTTGAACGTTAAGTTGAAAAAACAAGACATAGCAACATCAAAAAATGTGAAATTATTAGCTTACGGAAGACCTCACATAGTAGTTGAAACAAATGCAGGTCAATTTTTCTTAATGGGATTAAGACAAGGATCAGACGTTACTGCAGGCGCTTTGTCTAGTGGTGGTGCAATGGGTGACTTTAACGGTTATTCTTTGACATTTGAAGCTCAAGAGGAATGTTACGCAAACTTTTTAAATGCAGCGACTCAAAGTGCAATGGTTACTTTGTTCACGTCAGCTTCATTAGTTGTAGGATAGTTAATAAATGATTGATATTAAGGCTCTGCAGAAATGTAGAGCTTTTTTTTTGAATACAAATTTTGAATTTTAACGTTAAATTGATATGATTATATTGACAACGGAAACAACTGAGCAAACGTTTAATTTTATACCTAGAAATAAGGATATAGATTTTGACGTTTTTCCCGTACGTGATGAACAAAGCAATGAAATTGTAAACATTCTAGTAAATAATTCAGCAGGAACGACCTATAACAAGCTATCAATAACAGATGAACAAACTAATATAACTAATGAACTAACTATTATTAGTAGTTATGCAGGTGAATACTACCATACAATAACAACTGAACTTGAATTAATTGAAGGACATTTTTATATGATACGAGTTTATAGAGATAGCACGACGCAAACTAGATTTTTAGGTAAAGTTTTTTGCACAGATCAAAGTTTACCTTATACAATTACCGACGGAGTTTATAACCAAAAAACAAGTGAAAACGATTTTATAATATATGAATAAGCAAACGCAAATAATAGAATTAAGTCAATATACTACTCCAATAATTACAGAACAACGTAATGAAGGTTGGGTTGACTTTGGTAAAAAGAACGATTACTATCAATTTCTTATAGATAGGTTTCAAAATTCAGCTACAAATAATGCAGTAATAAACAATATTTGTAAACTTATTTATGGACGTGGAATTACTGCATTAGATGCAAGTAAAAAACCAACGGATTATGCTAACTTTTTGAGCCTTGTATCTAGTGACGATATTAAACGTATTATTTCAGACACTAAAATGTTAGGTCAATCAGCTATTCAGGTCCATTATAACAAAGACCGAAGCGTTAAAAAGTTTCTTCATTTACCTGTTAATTTAATACGTTCAGAAAAATGTAATGAAGATGGCGAAATATTAGGATATTACTATTCTGATAATTGGCAAAAAACTAGAGAATATAAACCACTTAGATACGATGCATTCGGAACGTCTAAAAGTGAGGTTGAAATTCTTATGATTCAACCATACAGTGCAGGAATGAAATACTATTCTTATGTTGACTATCAAGGTGCTTTAGATTATTGTATGTTAGAGGAGAAAGTATCGGAATACCTTATAAATGAGGTTAGTAACTCCTTTGCACCTACTAGTATTATTAACTTTAATAACGGACAAGCTACTGCAGAACAAAAGAGACAAATTAGTGAGGACGTTACAAATAAGCTAACAGGGTCAACAGGTAAGAAAGTTATTATTTCTTTTAATGACAATCCAGAAGCGAAAACAACTATTGACACTATTCAATTACAAAAGGCTGCGGATCAATATCAGTATTTAAGTGAAGAAAGTAGAAATAAGATTTTAGTAGGTCACAATGTTACAAGTCCATTACTTTTTGGTATTGCTACTTCGACAGGTTTTAGTTCAAATGCAGACGAATTGAAAAATAGTGCTATCTTATTTGACAATATGGTTATACGTCCATACCAAGAATTAATAGTTGAGGCATTCGATAAGATTTTAGCAGTAAATAACATTAGTTTAAACCTTGAATTTTTACCATTACAACCTTTAGATAGTTCGGGTGAACTTGCGAGCGGTGGATCTAAACGTATCATTGACGGTATTAACTCATTAAGTCCTTTAGTTGCAAATAAAGTACTTGAATCAATGACAGCTAATGAGATACGTGGATTAGTTGGTTTACAAGCTGAACAAGGTGGGAGTGAATTACAACCTCCTACAGAATTAAGCAAAGAAATATTTGATTTTGAA